TAGGATTAATAGAGGACGATATTATAAAAAAATGAATATTCTAATGAAAATAATAGATATAAATAGGAGTTAATATTACAAATTTTGATAAAATTTCTTTTTGAAATAGGAGTAAAATGATGGAATTAACAGAAAAATATAGACCAAAAAAATTTGATGATGTTATAGGGAATGATAGCCAGATAAATATTTTAAAAAATTTTATAAAAAACGAAAACAGGCCGCATACTTATTTATTTTCAGGGGCTTATGGTACTGGTAAAACGACATTAGCGAGAATTTTTTTAAAGGGATTAGGTTGTAATATTTATAATATAGAAGAAATAAATTCTTCTAATAATAGAGGAATTGAAACTGCAAGAAGAGTAATAGATAATGCTCAATTTAAGCCGCTTGATGGATCGGATATTAGGGCTTATATTATGGATGAGTGTCATCGCTGGACTAGGGATTATCAGGAAGCAATATTAAAAGTATTAGAAGAGCCTCCGCAGCATGTTTATTTTGTTTTAGTTACAACTGATTCAAAAAAATTATTAAATACAATTTTGAGTAGGTGCATAAAAATTGATATACAGAAAAGTTCAAATATAGAAATTATAAAAAAATTAAAATTTATTTGTAAAAATGAAAATAAAAATGTTTCCGGTAAAATTCTTAAAAAAATAGCAGATACTAGCGAAGGGCATGTTAGAGATTCAATTAAATTATTAGAAAAAGTTATTGATATAGATGATGAGGAGCAGGCTTTACATATAGCTAGTTCAACTCCGGATAGTCAAAAAGAAATAATTGATTTATGTAGAATATTGTTAAAGTCAAATTCTTGGAATAAAATATCGGAGGTGTTAAAAAAAATAAATGATGATCCTGAAAAAGTTAGGCATGCTGTTTTAGGTTATATGAATAGTGTACTATTGAATTCTGGAAATTCAAAAGCGGCAATTGTTATAGAAAATTTTGAAGAATCTTTTTATAATAGTGGTAAGGCGGGTCTAAGTTTGGCATGTTTTGGTTCAATTAATTGAGAGGTAGATAATTGAGAAAATTAACACAAGAAGATTTAAGTAATTTAGATAATTTTAAAAATGATATGATAAAAAAGCTTAATACAAAAAAAAATAGGAAAAAATTACATTGGAGTGTTATGCCATGTTTAGATTTATTATTTTTATTAGAAGAAGAATTTTATGAATTAGCAATTGAATTTATTAATTCTAATAAATTAGATAAAGAGGCTATCAAACAGGAATGTCTTGATATAGCTAATTTTGCATTTATGATTTATGATAATATTGATAAGGAAAATTATGAAAAATAAAATATTAGAATATATAAAAAATTGTTATCAAACAAGAGAGAAATTTAAATTTCCAAAGGTTAATGAATTGTGTCAGGTATTTGATTTGGATAGAGGTGAGGTAATAAATATTCTGCATGAGTTAGAAAATGAAGAAAATTTAATAAGGAGGGGCAGTAATTATTCTTTGCCTGAAAAGCCTGTAAAAAATAATAAATTTAATTTTTCTTTTTTAATATTATTTATAATTATTATTGGTGTAATAACCTCTTTTTTATCTGTTTATAATAGTTTTATTTTTTTTAAGACAAACACTAATTTATTTATGGCATTTGTAAATAGTATAACTATAATTCTAATTACAATAGGATTATTACAAATGGCATTGTTATCTAAAAAAATTATGAAATATATATTTTTTTTTATATGGTTTATTTCTTTATTTTTCAATATGTTTACTACTATTGGAGGGCAGTTGCAATTAGAGCAGGAAAAGCAAAATAAAAATCAAACAGATAATATTAAGAATATAAAAAATAAAAAATTATATGAGAATTATAAAAATCAAATAAATGAAATAAAAATAGATTTGCAGGCAGAACGAAAAGAAAGAAAAAAATTATTTGAATTTTTAGAAAAATCAGATTATTTATCGAGGGAATATAAGGACATTAATTATAGAATAGCATTAAAAAATAATGATATAGAAAAATTTAAAAAACAAATAAATAAATTGCATCAAAAAATAAATAATATTACAAATGATACTATTTATATAAAAGAAAAAATTACTTATTATGAATGGTTAAAAAAAATATTAAATATTGATGAACATTATTTTCAATTTTTGATAAAATTTCTTTTTGCGGTTTTTGTAGATATTATTAGTCCGATTAGTTTTGGAGTTGTTTTTTATAAAAATAATAAATAATTATATAGGAGTTAGATATATGGGAGAAAAATTTAAATCTAATTGTTATGATGCATATAATAAAACGAATGTGTCGTTGGTTCCTCCTGATAAATGTATGGATAGAAAAAAATTTATTGAATGGTATTTTTCTACAACTCCTATTAATAGAAGACAGCAAAAATATATAAGGATAAGAAAATGAGTTGTAGAATATGTGGTGAAAAAGATTTATATAAATTTTATAAATATAAAAATGGGAAAATTTATAAAATATGTAAAAAATGTTGCTATAATAAAAATATAAAAAGAAAAACAGGGTTAACAAAGACAAGAAAAAAAATGAAAAATAAAGAAGAATTAGAAATTATTAAAAATAAATTAAATGATAAAATGTATATGGATAATGCAGTAGAAAAAATAGCTAAAATTTTAGCAAAAGGATTTTGAAATGTTTAAAGAAAATTATTATAAAAAAATAAATACATTTAAAATTAGTAGCGATTTTGGAGATTTAAGAAAATATGGTAAACATAGGGGCAAAGATTACACATCTAATTTGTTTAAAAAACAGGATGTTTATAATTTGATAGCAGGAAATGTTTATGAATTTGGGGGGACTGATAAATTCCATCCAGAGGATAGATTTGCAGGTAAATTTGTTAAAATTAGACATAATTTAAAATATATGAATGGGGTTGATTGTGTGTTTTTTTCCATGTATAAACATTTATCAAAAATTAATAATTCTGTTATTCGTAATGCTAGACAAAAATTGAAAAAAAATTTAATTCATCCAGGGGAAATTTTAGGGAAAATGGGTAATACAGGTTATTCAAAAACGAGAGAGGGAGAGGAATGGCGATTTGTTACAGATATGGAAAAACAAAATTTTGAATGTAAAAAAGGAGTTCATTTGCATTTAGAATTTTATACATATGGGACAAAATTATTAAATGAATTAAGACAATTAAAACATTTAATAGATTTTGATGTTTATGATTTTGTAATTAAAAATGGGAAATATTATATAAATCCAGATTCTATAATTAAATATTGTGAATATTTATTAACAAAATTATAAAGGAGGAAAATAAAAATGGATAAAAATTATAAACCAGGTGATATTGTAGATATTCCAGAGGAATACCATAATGTTTTAATGGATTCTATGCTAAAAATAGAATCTTATCAAAATGCACTAAAAAAATTTTTTGTAAATTTGTTTACAGAAAAAAGAAAGTTTTGGGATTTAATTTTAAAAATTTTTCCAAATATAGAACTAAATACTTGTGTATATGATAAAAAAAATAATAAAATAATAATAACAGAAAATAAAAATGACGAACTTACTAATTTTGATATGATAAAAATGTTTGAATCTTATATTTCCTATATTCAGGAACGAAAAAAATGTAAAAAATAGAAATATTTAAAAATTATAAGAAATAGGAGAATAAAAAATGAAAAAAATAATAATATTGATTTTGTTGTTGCAATTTATTTTTCTTTTTCTTTTTGCCCAATCTGCTACACCTGATTGGGCGGGATATTATAAAGAGCATAATAAAAAAATAGAAAAAATGTTTAGCATTGATATTAAAAGAACTAATAGAATATTAGTTGTAATGCAAATTTTAGATTTGCCAGCAAAAAAAATGATTTTGCATGAGGTTCTTTGTACCAGACAAAATCGAGAATATAAGGGATTTGAATTGTATACAATGGATACACCTGTTTATTTTGTGTTTGAGAGATGGGATTGGCATTTTCTAAAATATGGAGAATCAAAAAGAGAAAATTATTGCGATGTTTATAGTGTAGATAATGAATTTTATGCTCGTACAAGGCAGTTTAAATTTTTAGAAAATGATTATTTTTTTATTTGCAGAAAAAAATACAAAAATGGTATATGCATTTTAACATTTTTTAATGTAATAGATGGAAAAGAATATTATTTTTGTAAAATAAAATTTTTAAAAGAATTTTTTTAAATAAAAAATAAATAAAATATAAAACTAAGGAGTTATGATGATATCAGAAAAATCTGAACAATGTGCGAATATTATAAATTGGCAAGATGAATAAATCGAACAACTCGAAAAAGAAAATGAAGAATTAAAAAAACAAAATGAGAAACTTTTTAAAATATGTAAACAATTGTGGAGGATGAAAAATGAATGAATATTTAGGAGGAATTAGATTATGGATTTAATTGATATAAAAATAGAAATAAATAAGAAAATAAAGGAGTTAAAATGACAGTAAAAAATATTAAAAATAATATAGGAAAAGATTTATATTTTAAATTAAAAAAAGAAAAAGTAAAACTTTCTCATATAAAATTTGTAGTAGAATATCTAAATAATGGGATGAATGCAGGACAAGCTTATTTGAAACATGTAGCTAAGAAGCCTGATATCACTATGGATACAGCTTATACAAATGGTTGTTTGTTGCTAAGGAATCCAAAGATTAGGGAAGCATTACGTATAGTTATAACAGATTGGTTGGAAGAGAAACGGGGCAAATTAGAAAAAGAATTAATTGATGTACTTTATCGAAGAGCTTTTTATGATATTTCTATTTTTCAAAATGAGAATGGAGAGTTCAAAGAATTAGAGGATATTCCGAATGAATGGCGATGCTGTGTGGATGGTGTAGAAAAAAAATATTATGGCAAAGATGCTACCACTTCCGTTATAATTTTGAAATTAGCAGATAGAGATAGGGCGATTGACAAATTGGATAAATATATACAGATGACAAAAGAATTATCAGTTGATGTGGGATTGACAAAAGATACTGTGAAATCATTAGATGAGATTTTTAATCAAAATAAAAGAGATCCAGAAATAAAAAAATGAGAATAATCACAGATACTATAAAAATGAGTGTGAAAAATGAAGATGTAGATTCTTTAATTATTCAATTAAAAGAAAGAGAAATTAAAAATAAAGAAAAACAAATAGGTTATGAATTTTTTTTATATTTAAAACAAAAAATTTATTATAATTTTTTTATCCCTGTTAATGAATATACAGAGGAAATAGATAAACAGATTGTACATTTATTATATACGATAGATAGGAAGAGTTAAAATGAAATGTAATAATTGTAAAAATGAAAATGATTTGGATTTTTGTCCAGATTGTGAAATAAATAATTTATCAAAAAAATGTGATAAATTAGATAAAATAGCAAAAGAGGATAATTATCCTATTGCTAAATTAAAAACTATTAAGGAGAGAAAAAAGAAATGATTAAATTTTTAAGAGAATTGTTTGGTAAAAATTATTTATTACAGGTGGAGGGTGATAATTATCTTAATTTAAGAAATCCGAATGTTATTATTCCTATGGAAAATCGGAGATGTTTAATAGATGCAGAAAATAATGAAATTGCGCCTTCTTATGTAAGACAGGTAGATAGTTTAAAAGAGAAAATTAAATCAGGTGAAATTAAAAAAACAGAAGCTCATGAAACAATGATAAAAAGATTAGAAAAATCTAAATATATTGTTGTTGATTCGATCAAAATTGTTTTTGGACAAAATGATATTTTAGTTTTAAATATTGATAATAAAAAACAATTTAAAAAAATAGTAAAATATTTAAAAAAATTTGTTATAATGTAAATGCATTTATTTATTTAAAAAGGGAGTAAAATGGAGTAGTTTATTTATTTTACTCAATCGCATTTGATAAAAATTCGTAAATATCCTCACCTTTTAGGACACTTAGTTGGTAAGACTAAGTTGTCCTATCTTCATTCAAATTGGATTTTATATATTTTTGACACATTTGCTCATGTGGGTTTGCTGGCTCATAGAGGGAGTTTTAAAACAACTTCTATAATAATTATTGGATGCATCTGGTGGTTATTATTTCATCCAAATGATAGGATAGCGATAATTAGAAAAAGATATACAGACGCCGCTGAATGTTTATATACAATAAGAAATATTTTTTCAATCCCTGTATTAATAGAATTATTTAGATATGCACATAATGGGACAGAGCCGAAATTAAAAATTAAAAGAGATTCTAAATTACAATTTAATTTTAAACAAACACAAACCCCGGAGGGAAATATTGATGCGTATGGTATTGATACTGGAATTACAGGGAAACACTATGATTTGATAATTTGTGATGATTTTGTTACAATTAAAGATAGGGTTAGTAAGGCAGATAGGGAAAGGACAAAATTAATTATACAGGAAATAATAACAAATATTATTGATCCAGGTAAATTTGTAAAATTTATAGGCACTCCATGGCATAAAGATGATTGTTGGAATTTTTTACATAATGCAGGGGTTATTCCTATTAAATATGATTATAGGCAAACGGGAATATTAACAGAAAATGAAATAACAGAAAAAAGAAAAACAATAACTCCATCGTTATTCGCTGCAAACTATGAATTAAAACATATAGCATCAGAAGATGCGTTATTTACTAACCCAAATTTTAAAAGATGGGAGTTTAAAAGAACAGGGATTTTTGGGCATTTAGACGCTAAATATTCCGGAGAGCATACTAATGGTTTAACATTTTTTAGAAAAAAACATGATGGTAGAATACAGGGAGTAGGATTTTGTTTTCCAGATCATGTAAAAAATAAATATGATTTTATAGTAGAAAAATGGAAAAAATACTTTTGCGGTACTTTTTTATTAGAAGACAATGCTGATAAGGGATTTGTGGCAGACGAATTAAAAAAAAGAGGTATACCAGTCCAAACTTATCATGAAAAAGAAAATAAACATGTTAAAATAACGAATTATTTATATAAATATTGGACAAAAATAGATTGGGATCAGGATACAGATCCTGAATATCTTAATCAAATATTAGATTATATAGAGGGGCAGGAACCTGATGATTGTCCTGATTCTGCTGCATCATTATTAAGAGAAAAATTCCATAAAAAGAATTATATAAATTTATACAAATAGGAGATATAAATGGTTGATAAAAAGAGAGAAAAATATAGACGAGATGTTAATAGGTATGTGGATGATATAAAAAAAGGAAAAATAAAATCTATTGCGAGTCCTGTTATTAGTAAACAACAAGAAGAAAAAATTAGAAAAGATAATGAATTAAAAAATAAGGAAAATTATAAAAATATAAAAAATATGTTTAGGGCTGATAATTGGATAAATGCTATAACAGGCATGGGAGGGACACAAGATAAAAGTTATTATACATATTTTTCTGGTTATAATTATCTTACAGATCAAATGCTTGGAGAGATGTGGATAGGCGAAGGGCTAGGCCATAAAATAGTGTCTGCGAGAGCTGATGATATGACTAGAGAGTGGATTAATATAGAAAATGATGAAGAGAATATTTTATGTAATAAATTAGAAAAATTAAAAGCAGAAAAAGAATTTAATTTAGCTGTTAAATGGAAGAGATTATTTGGTGGAGCTATAATAGCAATAGGGATTAATGACGGTAGGGATATTTCAGAACCGGTAAATCCAAATGCAATAAAATCTATCGATTGGATAAAAACATATCCTAGAACTAATGTTCATTTAACGGATTATAATTTTGATAATGATCCAAATAGTCCTGGATTCGGGGAAGTAGAATGGTTTACGGTTTCTCCAAATTTTGGAACGGTTTTTAATATCCATAGAGATAGATGTTTAGTTTTTAAAGGGATTGAGGTTCCTGATAATGTTCAGACTGGTAATTTTTGGTATTGGGGGATGAGTTGTTTACAACCTATTTGGAATGAATTAACAGACGTTGGAGCTGGCAGGAGAAATGTTGCAAAATTGTTATATGAATTTATTATTGGAAAATATAAATTGCAGGGATTAGCAGAGTTGTTGGCAGAAGGAAATGAGGAGTTATTGAGGAATAGGATGAATGCTATTGATTTAAGTAAATCTATGATTCAGTCTGTATTAATAGATAGTGAGGAGGACTATACAAGAGATAATATTTCGGTTGCTGGTTTACCGGAATTATTAGATAGATTTATGATGTTTATAGCAGGAGTTTCGGATTATCCTGTAACAAGATTGTTTGGTAGAAGTCCGGCTGGTCAAAATGCAACTGGAAAAAATGATATTGTTAATTATTATGATATAGTAAGATCAAGCCAAAAAAATGTTCTAAAAAATCCATTACAAGATTTGATAAATTTAATAAATGTTAGTAAAGAAATTGGGAATAAAAAGGTTGAGAATCCTAATGTATTATTTAATAGTCTGTTTCAACAATCAGATAAAGAAATTATTGAAGTTAAAAAAATGAGAGCTGAAATTGATAATATTTATTATCAGATGGGAGTATTATCAGATGAGGAAATTAGGGTGAGCAGATTTGAGAATGGTTATAGTTTAGAGACTGGATTGTTAGATATTGAATTTGAGGAGCCAGAAGAAAATGAAGAAGAGTAAAGAAGAAAAAATAAATAATAAAATTAGTAAAAAAATAACAGAGTTATCAAAAATAGTGGGAGTATATACCAATACTGATTCAGGAATGATCAGAGATAATATCGTAAAATGTTTAAATGATACTGTGCAAATAAAAAAAAGAATTAAACAAAAATCATCTGATCAAATAGCAGAAGAAGAATATTTAAAAGATTTATTAAAAGAAAAATAACTATGCTTATTATTAAAATAAGATTGTTTATTTACAAGGCTTTACAAGGCTAAGGGTTGAAAAATAAGGATAAAAAACAGTTAAAAACCTGTATATTGTTTATTATCAGTGCTTTACAAGATTTTTACCTTATTAAATAACGTTAAAATAAGCGGTTTTAAAATTATTTTGGTGTAATTATACTTATTTTAAAATAAAGAGGCTTAAAACACCGTTATTTAATAGTTAATTTTTAGGAGGTCAAGAAAAAATGCCAATTCAGAGATGTACAAAAAGTGGTCAAAGAGGTTGGAAATGGGGAGAGTCGGGAACCTGTTATATTGGCAGGAATGCAAAAGAAAAAGCGATTGCTCAGGCGTTGGCAATAGGTGGGGGAGAGTTTCCAGAAGATAATTATAAAAAAGATTCTATTGATTCTGAACAATATATATTATCTCAATTAAGAGCATTAAAAGAAACTGGAAAGTTAAAAATAAAAAAAGGTAAAACTAAAAAATGGATTGATCCTCCTAAAACAATGATAAATAAATATAATAAAGAAATATTAGATATTTCTGAACCATTTAGAAATATTTTAAAAAAACAAATTATTCCAAATTTAGAAAGGTGGGGCGAGGAAAATAAAAATAGAATACAGGATAATTATATAAAAGATGATTGGCAAGATGAGCTTGATAAAAATTTAGATAAATATGATAAAACTGAAAAAGAAATATTTGATGAACAAAAAGAAGGATTAAACGCTAAATTATTTTTCTTTTTCGGATTGGTAAATAAATTTAATTTAAAACAATTTAAAAAAATATTTAAAGAAAAATTAAATTTTGAATATATAATGCCTGAAAGTTGGACAAATACAATTTCTAAAAATTGGGTCAGGGAAAATGTCGCATTAATAAAAGGATTAAGTAATGAGTATAGAAAAAAATTTGTTGAGACTATATATAGAGGTATGCAGGAAGGCCGGACACATGATTTTATAGAAAAAGAACTTATTAAGATTGATAAAAGAATATATACTGGAAGAACTAAAACTGTAATAGATAAAAAGACAGGTAAAAAAAGAAGAAAAAAGGTACAAAGCAGGAGTGAGTTGATAGCTAGGGATCAGGTTAATAAATTAAATGGAAGGTTAACAAAAAAACGTCAAACAGAGGTAGGAATTGAAACCTATTTCTGGATAACTAGCAGGGACGAACGAGTTAGACCTAAACATAATAATTTACATGGTGGGCTATGTAGATGGGATGATGATACTGTGATTAGTTTTAATAATGGTGTTGATTGGGTTTCAAGGGCTGGGATAAATGGATACATTGGGATTCCTGGCTCTGATTATCAATGCAGGTGTGGCAGTAATCCTGGGTGGGATAGTTTGTTAAATAAAATATAGGGGCTTATATGAATGATAATTTAATTCAATCTACTTGTGAAATTATAAAAGAGAAATTAAAAAATATAGAATATGGGAAGGTTGTTATACATGTTTTAGGAAAAAATAAAATTGATATTGAAGTGCAGAAAAGGGAAAGAATTGGGCCTGATAATTATCATAAGGGATAAAAAAAGAGGCAGTTTTTACACTGCCTCCAGCTAGGAGCGCTTAGCTATTGCGCTCCTATATTAATAATATAAACTATATGGAAATTTATCAGGAATAATTCCTTTTTTTAACGAGGAATATTCCTCGTTTGTTATTTGAATAATATTGAACAAATTATTCAATTTGTTCAATATTTCTCTTTTAGACAAATTGGAATTTTGATCCATTTCCAATTGTCTATTTATTTTTTTAACATATCTGATATTTTTGTTACTCATTGCAACAATAACATCATTTTTTGTGTCTACTAAAATATTTCTCATTTCAGCCTCCCAGCTATTTATTTTTTTTCGCTCTGCATTTTCCCGGGCTTGCGACCGGCCTTGGCTGCATTACAGAGACGGCTTTTACACCATCCCTACTGGGAGAGCTTAGCTATTGCTCTCCCAATTTATTAAAACCTTGCATTCGTTCGCCCATTTTAGGGGAGGACAAGGTCTTTCTTTTATATGTACACTTTTTATATTAATATTTTTTAATACCGAATAAGCTATTTCTTCAGCTATTCGGTTTAATCTTTTTCTTGCAATATTTTTTCTTAATTTTAAAGCCTTTATTTTTTTAAAGGCTTCTTTTAATAAAGACAATGAATTGGATTTACAATTCATTGTCTTTATTTCAGGTACAACAAAAGAATCATTATCATCCCCTGCTAATTGGACAGAACATCCGAGATTATATTTTTTTATAATCTCTTCGTTTGTTGTCCATCCAAAAACTCCTGTCCCGCAGGAGATTTTTATTTTTTTGATTTCTTCTTTCGAATATATCTTTAAAGATATATTCGAATTTTTGATTATCGTTTTTGTTAACGATAATATATCTTTTTGATTTTTATTCATTTCAGCCTCCCAGCTTTAATTTATTTAAGTTGCTTTATTAAGCAACTTATAATTTAATAATAACATATTATTATAATAAGTCAAGTATTTTTTTTAATTTTATTTATTATTTTACATTTTTTTACAATTTATAAATATACTTGTAAAAATAGTAAAAAAATTATATATTTATTTTGTACTCCTTTTAAAAAAATAAATGTAAGAGAAAAACTTAGGCATTTATCGTTAGGTCGATAAATGCCTTTTTTATTTATTAGAGTATAGTTTTATAAAATAAATAACTATACTTATTTATAAAATAAGATTGTTTATTTACAAGGCTTTACAAGGTTAAGGTTTTAAAAATAAGGATAAAAAACAGTTAAAAACCTGTATATTGTTTATTATCAGTGCTTTACAAGATTTTTACCTTATTAAATAACGTTAAAATAAGCGGTTTTAAAATTATTTTAGTATAATTATACTTATTTTAAAATAAAGTGGCTTAAAACGCCGTTATTTAATAGTTAATTTTTTGCATATAGGATAAAAAATGCCAAAAGAAATTAAAAATAAACAGCATTATGATTTAATGGACGAGACTAAATATATATTAACTGATATATTTAGAGAAGAAAAAGAGGGGTTTATTACAGGGACACCTATTGTTACAAATGTTGGAGTATTTACATACAGGGATAAAGATGGAAAAATTATACGAGAATTAAGACCTCCGGAAGAGGTATTTGATGAAAATAGTTTAAATACTTTAAGATTAAAACCAATTACAAACAATCATCCAAAAGATTTAGTTACAATTGATAATGTTAAAAAATATGAAATAGGCACAACTGGAGATTCTGTATATAAAGATTCTTATGCAGTATCTGTTCCAATATCAATAAGAGACGAAAAATCAATAAATGACATAAAAAATGGGAAGAGAGCTTTGTCTTGTGGTTATATAGCAGATTTAGATTTTACTCCTGGAAATTGGATGGGAGTCCCTTATGATGCTATACAAAGAAATATCAGATATAATCATGTGGCAATAGTTGATAAAGGTAGAGCTGGTGATTTAGCAGTGATGCGACTGGACAGTAATGAAGCTATCCTAATTAATGATAGTTTGTATATAGATAATAATGACGATGGAGGAAAAAATATGTCAGATAATTTGAAAAGAATTGTTCTTGATGGAGTTGATTATCAAGCAGAAGCCGCTGTGGTAACCGCTTATACACAAATCAAAAAGGACAATGAAAAGGTAAAAAAAGATTTTGATAATTTCAAAACTGAAAAACAGAAAGAATTATCGCAATTACAGGCAAATCTTGATACTGCAAATGATAAACTTAATAAAGCTAATGAAGAGATAGAAAAATTGAAAAACGAAACTATTTCTGATGAAGCTATTGAAAAAGCAGTTCAAGAGAAGGTTGAATTAAAAGATAATGCTAAAAAAGCAGGAATTGAAAAAACAGATGGTAAATCCAATTTGGATATTAAAAAAGAAATTATTATGAAAGTGTTTCCTGAAGCAAAATTGGATGAAAAAGATGTAATTTATATTGATGCAAGATATGATTCGGCTATTGATATTTTAAAAACTGAAAATGAAAATACTATTAATAATAAGAAAAAGGTTTTCGGAAATTTACCAAAAAATGATGGATCAGAAGTGATAATTGATTCGAAAAAAGCCTATCGAGATTATATCGACAGGTTGAACGGAAAGGAGGATAAATAATGAGTGCTTATAATAACATTGATACCGCAATTGCGGGATTAAAAGCTGATAATAATGATGTAACAAGAGTTATATCAAGAGCAATTCAAGATTCTGGTGGTATTTCATTTGGAGCCTCTGTTTGGGGATATTTAGGTGAAGAAGATAAATGTTATGGATTTTATCTTGATACCGCCAAAATAGTATTTGATGCTGATTTTGTTGCAAGTAATTCTATTGTGATTACAGTTGACGGAACTGCAGCAGATGCAGTTTCTTTTGATACCGATCATGATACAACTATGGATGCGCTTATAACTGAATTGACTGGTGAGGGTTGGGATGCATCGTTGGATGCTACGGATACTGATAATAGAACAATCTATATCAGAAAATCAAAAGGTTCAGCAGTCGGAACTGTATCAGAAGCCGTTACAGGCGGAGGAAGTCAACCTACTGGAACGATTACATATGAAACTTCACAAGTGTTTTTAGGCGTTGCTATGTATACTGCAAAAAATGTTGATTCTAGTGGTACTGGAAAATACGAACAATATGATTCTGTATCTATTGTAAATAGAGGAACTATTTGGGCAACAATTACAGGTACTGTTAATGCAGAAGATGATGCCTATATTGAAACTACAAATGGAACTTTTGATGATACTGCTGGGTTAACGGTTAGTTGCAAATTTAAAAGTAATGATTATGATAATCCCACAACTTCGGATAAGCTTGCTATCATTGAATGCAATGGTAGTTATAAGCCTTATACTGAAAGAGCGTGGGCATAAGGAGGAGAATAAATGGGCGATATAATTATTGATGGAGTCAAAATTGATGAAAGAGATTTCAATATTGTTAATAATTATCTTGGAGACGCGGGTGAATCTGCATTTTTTCTAAGAGAGTTAGAATATATAAAAACTAAAAGTTATGATACAAAATATAAAGATTTAAAAGCTTTTGATTTGTTTCCTATTGATACTAGTGCGGACGCAGGAGCTGAGAGTATTACATATCAAAGTTATACAAAAGTTGGAAAAGCAAAAATTATAGCTGATTATGCTAATGATGCTCCGAGAGTAGATATATATGGTTCAGAATCTTCAAGGAAGGTTTACAGAATTGGCGATAGTTTCGGATATGATAGGCAGGAAATAAGACGTTCACAAATGGCAGGAAAATCATTAGATCAGAAAAGAGCAAATACTGCTAAAAGGGCTAGTGATGAAGAGGTTGATAGAATTGCTTGGAGTGGAGATACTGATTATAGTATTGAAGGTTTTATAGATTATTCTGGAATTTCGGCGTATGTTGTTCCGAACGGTACTGCTGGCTCTCCGCAATGGAGCACTAAAACTCCGGATGAAATAATCGAAGATATGAATGGCATTGTTACTGCGGTTGTTAATGCAACTAATGGTAGAGAAATTCCTGATACCATGATAATGCCGATTGAACAACATCGATTAGTATCTACTACTAGAATGACTGGTAATAGTGATGAAACTATTTTAAGTTTTTTTATGAAAACTAATGGTTTAATTACAACTGTGGATTGGGTAACTGAATTAAATACTGGTGGATTGGGTGGTGTTGATAGGTTTATGGTGTATCCAAAAGATGCAGATCATTTAACTTTAGAAATACCATTGCCTTATACAACTCTACCGCCTCAGCAAAAAGGTTATGGATTTGAAATATTAACTGAAACCAGGACTGCTGGTGTTATTGTTTATTATCCATTATCAGTTGCATATGGTGATAATATTTAAATTTAAAACTATTAAGGAGTTAGATTTATGTTGATTTATAATGAAAGACCCGGATTAATTACAATCCCCCTTGCGCCTGTTTTAAGAAAATTAAAACAGAACGAGAAAAAAGAAGCTTCTAAATTTTTTAAAAATCAAATAAATTTAGTAAGTGGATATAATGATATTCCAAATATACTCTGGAAAAAAATTAAGGATAATTTTAATGGAATTAATGAATTAATTAAACACAATTATTTAAGAGAAATCAAAGAAGAAAAAGAAGAAAATGGGAAAAAAATTATCAAAAAAGATTTTGCAGAATTTGATGTGGAAAAACAGGAAGAAATTATAAAAAATACTTGGAATGTTCAAATATTACAGGATTGGAAAAAAACTGAGGGTGTTGGTGAGGGTACACGAGTACTTATTGAAGATCAGATTAAGGAAATAAAAAATAGTAAAAAATGAGGGGATAATTATTTTATAGTGTAATGGTTTTTTCCATTACACTATTATTATTGAGAGATATTATGACACCTACAACTATATTAGATAATATTGCACCAGAGCTAGCAAGCGATTCTAAAAAATCAATCCATATAGATTTAGCAACCGCAAGAACTTCTACAACTAAATTTGGAAATAATAAAAATTATGCAATTGCGTTAAGGGCAGCGCACACATTAACAATTGCAAATAGGAACGATGGAGATTTAGCTGGAAATGCTAAATCAAAAAAAGAAGGTGATTTAAGCGTCTCGTATGGAGGAAAAATTTCTATCGGTTCGGGAGATTTAAATCAAACTTCTTATGGGAGACAATTATTAACAATGATTAGGAGCCATATACCTGCTGCTAGTGTGGTAGGGAATACAACAATATAATAATATGGAGGAAATATAAATGAGTGGAGATGGAGCAGGAGCTATTTGGAATAAAATAGCATATTTAAATGGATTAAAAGTTGGTGTCGGTTCAAATTATATAGAGGTTAGTAATGCAGGAGAATTATCATTTAATGGTACTGCTAGTATAGCTGGTGGTTTGTCAATTACTGGTGGGGCTACAATTACTGGTGATTTAGTTTTAAATGGAAAAATAGATTTTGCTGGATTTTTATCTGGAGCAGAATCGGCAAGTGGCTTGTTGATGGGCGTTGGTACAAGTGGCGATCCTGCTGAAACTAGTACTGCGGATGCGAAATTTGTTGAATTGAGATGTAAAAATACTTCTAATACTGGTGATAATAGACTAGCATATTTAAGATTTGAACAATCTGGAAGCGGTGCTGGTGGTGGCGAAGCTATAAGGGCTTTTTCAAAAATTACAGGAGCGCTTGGGACTTGTAGAGGAGCGCATATCAGTCTTGATTTAGGTGAATCTGCAGGGGCAATTAGTGGTTTAGGAGTTGGAGTTGACAGTCAATTATTGATAGGTGATGCAGCGGAAACTACTGGAACATTATTTGCATTGCAAGGCGAAATTTATATGGCTGGTTCTTCTTCTGATTTACCCGCAACACATGCGATTGTTAGTATTAAAGCGAATGGCGACGCAACTGGTGTAGGAAATGTGTTAAATGCAATAGCATTTGCTGGAAGTACCGGATCAGGAAAAATGATATATAATAATAATTCTACTGGGGCAACTGAATCAAACGGATCAATTAGGATTTTGGTTGATGAGGGTTCTGGTTATGAAATTAGATATCTTAGATATTGGGATGCAGAAAATAGTTAGAACTAATTTATAAGGAGCTTATATGAAATTAAATGTTAATGAAAGATTTGCAATTTTAGGACTTTTGCCAAAAGAAGGTAATTTTTTAACCTTAAAAATTATACGTGAACAAAAAGAACTTTTAAGTTTTTCTGATGATGAGGTTAAAGAATATGAATTTACAGTTAATGGAGATAATGTAAATTGGAATATTGAAAAAGAAAAAAAAGAAATTGGAGAAAAAGATATAAAAATTACCAATACTTGTAAAGATATTATAATTGCAAAATTAAAAGAATTAGATCAGAAAAATAAATTAGCAGAAAATTATTTTACTATTTATGAAAAATTTATAATGAATTAAATATTTGTTTTATGAAGCACTCTAATATAGAGTGCTTTGTTGAATAAATAATAGGAGTTAATATGGCAGCGCCTACAATTTTAAAAATGATACGAGAAGAAAATACCAATTATTCTGATAGAATAAATAATGAAGTATTTTATTATTATGACGATGTAGATTCTGGAATATATAGTGGTATTATTATGATCCCAAATAATGTAGAATATGTATTAGCAAGATTAATTATCAGTAGTGGTTCTGCAAAAATACAAACCAGTACGACTCCAAAAGAAATAATAGAAGCGGGTTTTGCAAATTGGAAAGATTGGGATAAAGGTCTTATTTCTGAAACTGATGATATGGTTTGTAGACGTGTAAACGCTATAAGATGGGCTAGGAATTCAGGTTCTTTTAAAATAGAACTTATAGCATATTAGGAGTTAAAAAATGAGTGTATGGATAAAAGAAAATAAAAAATTATCAGGTACATCTACATACGAAGATGCAGGTGGAGAGCAGACAATTATTGAAATTGATTCTACTGATTATTTGTTTATTACTGGAATATTATTAGATTTGAGTAATATGACACAAGATGGCACATTAAAACTATATTCTAAAATAGATGGTAGTAATTATAGACTATCTGAATCATTATCATTTACAGCGGCTGGATTAGAAGATGCTGTTCCTATCCGATCTAATTATAATTATAGAATAGCTATAAGTGGTGGATTTAAATTAACATATACAGAGGGTGTAGATGAAGGAGCTGATAGAGCTATACCATATTCGTATATACTGGAATTTTAAATGAGTAGAACAATAGTAATAGACAAAGATTTAGGATGGAATAAAATTCAAAAAGGATTATTTTCTTTAAATAATCAAACCGTAAAAATTGGTTATTGGGGACAGGGAGATTCTCCTAAAACTAATATTGCGGCAAGAGCAGCCATCCATGAGTTTGGAACAAAAGATAGGAGAATTCCTAAACGTTCATTTATGCGGACATCGTTTGATGAACAAAATAAAGAATTAATGAAAAAGACAAATAAATTAACAGATAAATTTCTAGTATCAAAAAGTTTAACAGGAGGTTTTTTAAAATCCATAGGTTTATTTATGAAAGAAAAAATACAAGATAAAATAAGAAATGGAGATTTTAAACCGCTTAAGCCAGAAACTATTAGAAAAAAAGGAAGTTCAAAACCATTAATTGATAAGGGACAATTAGTAAATTCTATTGATATAAAAATAGAATAAATAACTATGCTTATTTATAAAATAAGATTGTTTATTTACAAGGGTTTACAGAATTAAAGGTTTAGAAATAAGGGCAAAAAAGGCTTAAAAACCTGTAAAGTATTGATAATAAACAATATACAGGATTTTTAACCTGTTAAATAACGTTAAAATAAGCGGTTTTAAAATTATTTTAGGGTAATTATATATATTTTAAAATAAAACCGCTTAGAAGGCTGTTATTTAATAGTTAATTTTTAGAGGATTAGGAAAAAATGGGCAATCCATTTAGAAATGATTATACAGTTAAAAGAATGTCTGGAGGAACCTACATAAAGGGTCAATGGACACCTGGGGATAGAGCAGATTTAACAATTTCTATGAGTGTCCAACCAGTTACAGGAAAAGAATTAGAGAATATGAATGTCGGTAGGAGAAATGTAGGGAAAATTAAATGTTATACAGATGAAGAGTTACAAATTTGTAAACCTGATGAGGATTATACAGGAGATTTGGTATTATTTCAAAATGATTTATATGAAATAATTGCAAAAGAACCTTGGCAATCTGGGATAATAAATCATTATAAATATTATGCAGAATTTAGGAGGGAGGACAGTTGAGTATTTCTACCAATAGCCTTTTAAATGCTGTATACGATTGGATAGATTTTATAATAAATCCAAATAGTGATATTGGTACCTGTACATTTACGAAGGGATCCAAAACAGTTACCGGGACTGATTTTATAACTGGTGCTATTATAAGTGCCGGTGGGTATGTAAAATTAAATGATAATGGACAATGGTATGAGATAGATTCGGTTGATAATGAAACTACTTTAACATTAAAATATAATTATCTGAATGATACGGGTACTGGAGATAGTTCATATACAAGCGATGTTACAAGAATAATAGTAGAAGAAGAATCAACTCCTGCTCCTGAAAAAAATGGTTTTGAAAATCCTACTACATATTTGTTGATACATCCTCCTACCCAAATCCCAGTTGGTAGGATTTATTCTGCTAATAGTACAGATGATACTGGTAATTTAGATTATTATCAAAAATATGAATCTACGATATCTATTGAAGAATTAAATGGTTTTGGTGATAAATTATTAGAAATTATAGAAAAGAGCAAATGGCAAATTAACATGGATAAAATGCGGGAGTTAGGAATATCATTTTTGAGAAATGAGCCTGTAACTGCTATTCCTGCAAATATAGAGAATTTATTCAAAAAACGATTTAACGTTGATTTGTATATTTGTTATACAAATAAAACGACGGAAGATACATCATATATTAAAAATGTAAATGGAACAGGTTCATTTGATTCTGGTTATGCAGAATATGATGTAGATTATAATATTGAAGGAGAATGATTATGTCTGGTGAATTAGATGGAATTGTTAGTGTAACTATAACGAGAGCGACAAAAACAGTTGAGCAAGCCAGTTTTGATACGGTTTTGATTGTTGTGGATGAAGATTTATCAACAGGACCGCAAAGCACTAGAACGGCTGAGTATGGTTCATTAACAGAATTAACAGATGCGGGATTTGTTGAAACTGACCCTGCATATTTACATGCGCAAAAATTTTTATCGCAAAACCCAAATCCAGGAACATTCAAAATAGGGATAAAAGATACTGGTGATGCTAGTTATACAGCGGCTATGAACGCTATTTTGGCATATGATCAGGATTGGTATGGGCTAGTGATTGAGTCTGATACATTTTCAGATCAAAAATTAGTTGCAGATTGGGCTGAAACTCAAACGGTATTATTTTTTGCAAAAACCACTGATGATGATGTTATTGATGTTGATACTCCAACGGCTGGTTATGCAGAAATATCAAATACTGGAGCATTAGGAACATTTACTGGAGCAACTGTTCCAGGAATTGCGACACAATCAGATTATGAATTAGATATCACAGTTGACGGTACAGCATATCAATTAGCAGATATATCTGTTAACATTGCTGATGATTGGACTACTATTGTTGCAGCTATTGAGACATCAATACAAAATGCAACAAGTTCATCAGAAACTTGTGCATTAGTGGATGGAAAAATAAAAGTTACTTCTGCAACTACTGGTGAGAGTTCTACGATTGTTATTGCTGCTGGTACGGCAGGAACAGGATCAGGTGATTTGTTAGGAGTTATTGATGCGCTTGGAGCCGATTATGCTACCAATCTTGATAGTCCGGTTGATGGAAAGGAGGATATTGCTAATTATGCGGAGGATAATAGTTATGATAGAACGGCTGTTTATTATCATAATGATTCTGATGAAGATTATATTGATATTGCTGCATTAGGAGAAGCTATGCCTTATGACCCGGGTTCTCAAACATGGTCATTCAAAACACTCTCTGGTGTCGTTGCATATTCTTTAACCACTGCTCAATTTAATAGAGCGGTAGGGAAAAATTGTAATGTTTATACATCAAAAGCAGGAAATTCTATTACACAATGGGGAACAGTTGGAAGTGGTGAATATATTGATGTTATTAGAGGAATTGATTGGACAATAGCTAGAATTCAGGAAAGAGTCTTTGGAGCACAAATAAATAATAGAAAAGTACCATATACTGATGCAGGAATTCAATTAATAGTAGGAGAGGTAAAAGGTGTGCTCTATGAAGGTGCTGATAATGATTTGTATATTAGAGATACAATTGAAATAACCTATCCAGAGAGAAGTGAGACATCTTCTGCGGATAGAGCTGCAAGAACATTAAATGATGTGGATTTTTCGGCTGATTTGGCTGGTGCAATTCATATTACAAATATTACAGGAAAAGTAAGTGCTTAATAAGGAGGAAAAATAATGGATCCGAATGTATATACATATGATCCCGATAGAGTTAAGGTTAGTTTTGGACCTGTGTTATTTTCTGGTTATGCAGATGGTACGTATATTACGGTTGCAAGGCAAGGTGATATTTTTGATACCAGGAAAGGCGCTGATGGGAGTATTGATAGAAAAAATAATAGGAATAAACATTTTAATGTTACGATTACATTAATGCAAACATCAAAAGTTAATGATTTATTATCTGCAATTATGATCACAGATATGGAATCTAATTTTGGCGTTAATCCGTTATCAATAGTAGATTTAAATGGAACCACTGTTTTTTTTGCAAGACAGGCATGGATACAAAAAGATCCAGATGATGAAGAGTCTGATTCTCTTGGTAATAGAGAATGGGTTTTTTCTACTGGACCAGCAGAAAAATTCACAGGTGGTAATTTATAATAATTCTAATTTAAGGAGCTTAAATGTTAGATATTGAAAAAATTGATAATATTATTCCGGGAGTAATTTTTCATATTAGATTACTCCCTGTGAATAAGGCATTATTATTAGATCGAAAAACTTCACTAATGATTTTTCCAGCCATCGGGAGTTTTTTAGGGAAAAATACAACTCTTAATAATATTTCAAAAATAATGGACATGAAGATTGATTTTCACAAAGTAATGGAGGGCTTGGTTGAAGGGCTTAGCAGTCTGAATGATTCTGAATATGAAAAATATATTTTAGATATGTTTTCAGGGATTACAGTTGATGAGAGTGGAAAACCTGCAATTGAATTAAATAGTATGGAAAATTTAAATAAAGTTTTTCAAAAAAGATTATTATCTATATATAGATTATTAGTAGAAGTAATGCGTTTGAATAAATTTTCTTTTTTCGAATTGGTGGAGAAGATGGGTGGGTTAGACATGAGTCAAATAAATGGATTAGACTCAGTCGAAAAAGACAAAAAGAAATAGTTAATAATCTTGGTAATATTGGAGAGTTAAAAGGCGATGCTGATATTTATTATTTATCATACAATTTGATACAAAGAAGATATTTAAGTTTTTCAGAATTAGATAATATCAGTTTACCAGAGGTCCTAAATTTTTATGCAGTGTTAGAACAGGCAGATGATTTTAAATCCTGTTATGATGCATATGTAGAGGAAAAATATAAAAAATGACTGTAAGAGAATTATTTATTAAATTAGGTTTCAAAACAGATCACACAAAGGCAAAAAGATTTAATCGTACCACCAATAAAATGAAATTTAATATGCAAGGATTAAAAGACAAATTTGGTGGTATACTAGGACAAATTCCTGGATTAGGCAGATTATCTGGTATTTTTTCATCTGCGAATATGAAACTTGCAGCAATAGCAGTTACTATTGGTGCCGTTGTTGCGGGTATAAATAAAATGAGAAAAGGATTTGAAAAATTTGAAAGAGGATTAAAAGGCGCTGCAAGGGTATTAGAAGCAAATGTCAAACAGCAACAATTATTAAAAGAATCAGCACTCGAAGCTGGTGGAGCGAGTGTTTTTTCAACTGCAAAAGCGGCAGAAGCCCAGAAATTTCTTGCAATGGCAGGATTAAATTTACAACAAGTTATTAAAGCGTTGCCTAAAACTTTACAATTGGCGGCAGCGGCCGAAATGGATTTGGCCCGCGCTGCTGATATTTCAACAAATATTATGGCTTCAAATAAAATTGAAGTTGAAGAGCTAGGGAGAGTTAATGATGTACTTGCAAAAACTGCCAATAGTGCAAATACAAATGTTGCAGGATTAGGAGAAGCTTTTTCTACATTAGGAGCCACTGGTAATTTAGCTGGATTAAGTATTGAAGAACTTTCTGCAGCTTTTGGGACTCTTGCAAATAATGGTATTAAAGGGAGTTTGGCTGGTACGTTATTGAGAAATGCTATTACAGATTTAAGAAGTCCCACAGATAAGATTCAAGCCGCGTTTGAAAAAGCAAATATAAATTTATCTGATTTTATTGATCAGTCTGGTAAATTTAAAGATTTTTCTGGTTTGTTAAAACAAATAGAAAATTTGGATGAAGCAAGTCGTAAATTATTTTTTGAAAGTTTTGGAAAGGCTAGTCGTGGAAAAAGAGCATTAGAAATATTTACAAATGCACAAGTAAATTCATTAGAAACATTGATACAAAAAAATGAAGATGCTTCCGGAACAGCTCAAAAGGCCGCTGCATTTGCATTTAAAGGGCTTAGCGGAGCTAGTGATGAATTCACATCGAGGATGGAAGCCGCTAGTAATAAAGCATTTGAAGAATCTGGATTGGCAATGATATTTGAACAAATGATAAGATTCTTTTCTGACATTCTCCCTCCTTTAATTAAACATGTTGGGGCTGCGCTTGGACCGTTTATAAAACCGATTGGAGTTGCGCTAAAATTATTAAGACCGATTGGGGCTATATTTAGAATTCTAATAGCATTAGGAAAAACACTAGTAAAAACTGTATTTGCTCCTTGGAATTTTTTATTTAAAGGAATTGGTGATGGAATTGATACCGCTAATGATAAATTATTTAATTTTGTAGAGAAAGCAGAAGAATTATTAAGTTTTAAAAATGTTAAAAGAATTTTTTTAGGTGTAATTGATTTTATTATAGAAAAAATAAATTTTTTAATTAAACAGTTAAATAAAATCCCAAAAGTATCAATAAGAGAATTAAAAAAATTTAACCCGGCGCAGGAAATCATGAATAATACGAAAAAAACCAATGTTAATATAAACCAAAATAATAATTTTTCTGGTGTTAATAATAGTGATGATATTAGTAATGCGGTTGGGGAAAAAACTAAAGCGATTTTTAATTTAGAACTTAAAAAAGTTCTGATTGAGGCAGGGTTTTAATGGCAGAAGTGTCCGCTAATTTATATTTTGCAGGAATTCGAGAGTATAAAATAGATAGTATTCCTATTGATTTAATTATAGATGAATCGCATACTATGTCTAATACTATTACTCAGCATAGGATAGAAAATGGTAGTGTTATTTCTGACCATATTCAAAATAATTTGAGGACTGGAGATTTAACAGGATTAGTAAGTAATTTTTCTTTAAAAAAAGCCGGGATATTATCAAATAGAGCGCAAGACACATTTGATAAGTTAAAAGAATTATGGAAAAAAAGAAAATTGGTTGATATTAGTACAATTCATGATGTATATCAACAGGTGGGAATATTAAATATAAATCCAATAAGAACCGAGGATACAGGAGAGGTATTAGAATTTGCTATTTCATTTCAGGAGGTTAACATTGTTAATTTAAAAGATGTTACAATTGAAGCCAGTATTAATTTAGAAAATATGGATTCTGATATTAATAGAAAATTATCTAATGAATTAAATAGAGGGAAAACCAATCCTACTAGTTTTAATTTAGGAGGCAGATTTTAATGGCTTTGAATATACCTATTGATCAGACTCAAAGTTCAGTTTTTAAACAAAATATTATTATAGAAGATATAAATATTACTATGCGGTTTAGATATTCTACAAGAACAGCTAGTTGGTATTTGAGCTTAGAAACTGAAAATTATAATATTGATAATTTAAGAATTGTTGAAAATTATCCTTTATTGAAACAGCATAAGGCTTTATTTGCAATACTTGACGGAGATTTTATAACATTAAAAGTTTCAGAAAAAGCAATCGATGAAATAAATTATGATAATTTTGGTATTGATTGGATTTTATTATATTTTACAGAATCAGAATTAAATGATTGGTATGATTTTTACAATATAGATAGAGAATAAAATGGCATTTAAAAGAGAAATTGAAATGATTATTGCTAGCCAAAATTCTAATATTTCCAGTGGAGTTCTAATTAGTGATTTGGATATTGATTTTGATATTACTCGTACAAACACCAGACAAAACAATGAATCTAAATTTACTATTTATAATGCAAAACAGGATACAAGGGAAAAAATTTTAACAAACGGAAATTTGGTAATATTAAAAGCCGGGTATGAGGATGAGAAAAATATTGGTATTGTTAGCACCGGAACAATTATAGAAAGTAGTTCTATGAAAAAAAGAACTGATTGGATTACAAAAATTGAATGTTTAGATTTATTAGGAAATCAAGACAAATTAGAATATGCAATTATTTCTATTAGTTATAAATCAAAAACCCCTTTTGTTGCCATATTACAAGATATTGCGGGACAATTAGGTATTCCAATTTCTGGTTTAGAAAATGTCACTTTTATTACAAATAATGGTTTTGTTTACGCAGGCAATTTTACAAATTTGATAAAAAGAATTTCTAATATTTTATATAATCAAAATTTAGGTTTTTATTATGATAATAATGAAATAGTTATATACAGAATAGCACCTGCAAATTCTGCATTTTCAATTGCAAGAATTACAAAATTTACAGGTTTATTGGGAAATGTAGAACAAATAACAAATAAAGATAAAGATGATAATAAAAAAAGGATAAAATTTGATTATATGATTAACCCAAAATTAAAACCTAACTCAGTTTTTATTTTAAATTCTGAAAATATAAAAGGTGTTTTTGTTGCAGAAAAAATTAGAATTATTGGTGACAATTATGGAGGAAATAATTTTAAAATGACAGTTGAGGCGGTGGAATAATGGTTGAAGATATTACAGAAGTATTTGGAAAATGGGCAAAAAGTATCCTTGATGATGTCCATACAATTTTACCTGGACAAATTGAAACATATTATGGGCATACTAATAGAAAAGCAAAAGTGAAAGTTATGGTAAAATTAAAAAATGCAAATAATCAAGAAGTTAAAATAGAATCGATTGATGATGTGCCTGTTATTTTTCCATGTTCTTCTAATTTTAATTTATTATTCCCATTAAAAAAAGGAGATGGAATATTGTTATTATTTAGCGAAGCGGCAATTGGAAATTATTTAACAGGACAGGGGTCTAAACCTGAGGTAGCTGACGATAACACTAGATTTGGGTTAACTGATTGTATAGCAATACCTGGATTGTATTCTTTTAACAATCCTCCAAATTCTGCAACTACAAATATAGAGATAGATGAAACTGGGAAGGTTAGCATTGATGGGAATTTGATTGATTTATTGGGGGCAACTGAAAGTTTTATAAAAGGAGATACTTGGAAAACTGGATTTGAAAATTATTTAACGATTGTAAGCACTCAAACAGGCGGAAATGAAGCAGCAAATGCAGCGGCAATAAATGCTATTTCTGGAGCAGCAGCTACATTGTTAGGATTGTTGACAAATATGTTAAGTACTAAAATAAAAGGCGAATAATGAATGGCTAGTAGATTTGATTTATATAATGATGAAACCAACAATGATTTAATTGTTGAAAATTATGATTTAAGAATTTCTAAAAATAAAACACAATATGTTTCACAAAAAATAACAGAAAAATTATTATTTGTAAAGGGCGAATGGCCACTAAATAAAAATTTAGGTTTGCCTTATTTTGGAGAAAAAGATGAATTTGGTAGACGAATTAGAGGAACCGGTATACATATAAAAAATCCAGATTTAAATTATATAAAAACATTATTTAGAAATGAAATTTTAGATATTGATGAAGTAGAAGATATTGTAAATTTAGATTTAACATTAGAAACTTCTACAAGGACTTTAACAGTAGAATTAGAAGTTGATATAGGAGAAGAAGAAACTATAACAAGAAGATTTAATATATAAATAAATAACTATGCTTATTTATAAAATAAGATTGTTTATTTACAAGGGTTTACAGAATTAAGGTTTTAAAAATAAGGATAAAAAACAGTTAAAAACCTGTAAACTATTGATGATAAACAATATACAGGGATTTTACCTTATTAAATAACGTTAAAATAAGCGGTTTTAAAATTATTTTAGGGTAATTATATATATTTTAAAATAAAACCGCTTAGAAGGCTGTTATTTAATAGTTAATTTTTAGAGGATTAGGAAAAAATGGGAATATATATAACTTCGACAGGTTTACAAACAAAAACATTTGCAGAAATAAAAGAAGATTTGGAAGATGGGTTTAAAGAAATATTTGGCGAAAATATAGATTTAGAGGCTTCTTCTAATTTTGGTCAATTAATAGCAAAATTAGCAAATGATAAAGCTGATCTGTGGGATTTAGCACAAGAAATCTATACGGCGAGAAATCCTGCCGAAGCAATAGGGACAAGTTTAGATTATATAGTAGCTGAGAATGCGCTTGAAAGATTAGATGCGACTTATACAACCGTTGAAGAGGTTATTTTACAGGGAGATGATGCTACTACAATAGCAGCTGGGAAAAAATTAAGACAGCCAGATGAACCTGACACCAGTATTGAATTTACACTAGACAGTAATGTAACAATAGATAAAGCGGATGCGAGATGGGGTTTAATTTCTGTAACAACCGTTGCCGCTGGTGATTATAAAGTTACGATTGATGGTACTACCTATACATATACCGCAGGCGGCGGAGAGAGTAAAGTTGATATTCTAAATGATTTACAATCTTCTATAACTGCTGGTACATGGGCAGGGACTGCTACTGTCGATACTGATAATGAACAATTGCAATTACAAGATGATGATACTGATTTTAGTTTTTCTATTACTGGAAATTTGGATATTGATGAGGTTGGAAGTGCTGGAGATTTTACATGTAACACATTAGGTGCAATAACAGTGCCAGCAGAATCATTAACAGAAATCGTAACTCCGGTAGTAGGTTGGAATGATGCAAGAAATTATCAGGCAGGGACAACTGGAAGAGATACTGAAACTAATGAAGATTTACGGATAAGGAGAGAGCAAAGTATCGCTGGTATTGGAAATGCTACTGAGGAAGCGATAAGAGGGAATTTGCTAAATGATGTTGATAATATAACTGATGTTACTATATATAGTAATCGCACTGCTAGCACAGATAGTGAAAGTCGTCCTCCACACACATTCGAATGTGTAATAGAAGGAGGGGATGATAATGATATTGCTGAAAAAATATGGGAAACCCAACCTGCTGGTATTAATAGCTATGGAAATACTACTATCAATATTACTGATTCACAGGGTTACACGCAGGTTATTAAATTTAGTAGGAGTGAACCTATTTATATTTTTGTAAGAGTAAAAAGAAGTCTATATTCTGAGGAAGATTATCCAGATGATGGTGATGATTTAATTAAAGATGCAATTGTTGATTGGAGTTTAAACACTAATAATATCAACGTTGGAAAAGATGTTATAAGACAGAGGTTAAGTATTCCTGTATATGAAATACCTGGAATTAGTTCTATTTTAATTGAATTAGATTCTAGTGATACTTTGCCTCATGTCCCTGTTTATTCTGCGACTAATATTAGTATTGGAGATAGGGAAAAAGCGGAGTTTGCGGTTAGTAGGATAGAGGTTGATACTTTATAAGGATTTAGAATGGCTATAGAAATTGTTCAAATTACAGATTATGATGTTAATAATGATATTCTATTAGAACAATTTAAAAATAAAAATAAATTTATTCAAATTTGTCAAAAATTGAGTTTGGAAAGTAATCAAATTGAAGATTGTCTTTTTGAAATACGAGATTTATATTGGATTGATACAGCAGAAGGGGATCAACTTGATGTGTTAGGTGCTATACAGGGCATTGATAGAGATGGTAGAACTGATAGTGAATATAGAAAGGTTATAAAGGCTAAAATTGTTATAAATAATGGGAGTGGAGAACCTGAAACTATTATAAAGGCTCTTATTGACATATATGGGGCTTCTACCACTCAATTAATAGGAAAAGCAGGATTTTTGTATATTTGGGCTGATATAACCTTGACCACTACTGATTATGCAGAAATACAACAAATTGTAGGAGCTGGAATACAATTAATATTAGTTGCAGGTAGTTCAAACCCATTTGTATTTTATGATGATCCGGATGGCGATGGGTATGGATATTTAATTTTTGAAACTTTGGAGGTTGATTTTGGCAGTGGTGATGAGGATTTGGAAGTTGATTTTGGCAGTGGTGATGAGGTATTAGATGTGTTTTTTGATTTAGTAAATTCAGGAATGGGCGGAGAATATCAAAGTATTCTTGGGCCTACATAAATATAAATATAGGGAGTTATAAATGGCAAAACCAGATATTACTAATATAGAGTGGGCATTAACAAATGTCGCAGACCCGGTTACAGGAGTAAATAATAAAATTATTCCAAATGCTACTAAAAAAAGTCAGGGCTGGGATAGATTAGAGAAACCCTCTCGGGAGTATGAAAATTGGTTAAAATATGAATATTATAAATTTCTAAATTATACAATAGGATTACAATCTTATGTAAATATTGATTCAGATACGAATTTAGAAATACAAAATAAATATAAATGTACAGATACTATAACATTAACATTACCAACATCAGATGTTGATGAAGGCGAAATAATAGAAATATATACAGAAGATCAGGCTATTATTCAACAATCAAATGCAGAAGAAGTCATAACAGAATTAAATAAATTTTTTACAACGAAAGGCACAGATGGACAATTAATTTTACCTTCAAAAAGTAGTTTACAATTAATTTATAAAGGAACTGGATTAGCAAGGATTGAACCTGGGAGTAAATTATCTAACCCTGCAACTTTGCCTCCTAGCACTGGATATGGATGTGCTTTTTCTTATAACGGAACTTATTTAGCAGTATCTCATGATCTAAGCCCTTATATCACTATTTATAAAAGGAGCGGAGATACATTTACTAAATTAACTAATCCGGGAACCTTACCTGCTGATGCCGGGCAAGGTTGTCACTTTTCTTATAACGGAACTTATTTAGCAGTTGCTCATGATGGGAGCCCTTATATTACTATATATAAAAGGAGCGGAGATACATTTACTAAATTAACTAATCCGGGGACCCTACCTGCTGGAGATGGACAAGATTGTTCCTTTTCTCGTGATGATAATTATTTAGCAGTTGCTCATTCTTCAAGCCCTTATATTACTATATATAAAAGGAGCGGAGATACATTTACTAAATTAACTAATCCGGGGACCCTACCTACTGGAATAGGGTTTGGATGTGCTTTTTCCTATGATGGTAACTATTTAGCAGTTGCTCATTCTGCAAGCCCTTATATTACTATTTATAAAAGGAGTGGGGACACTTTTACTAAATTAACTAATCCGGGGACCCTACCTGCTGGTGTTGGATATGGGTGTGATTTTTCCTATGATGGTAACTATTTAGCAGTTGCTCATGCTGCAAGCCCTTATATTACTATATATAAAAGGAGCGGAGATACATTTACTAAATTAACTAATCCTGCAACTCTACCAACCGGAACCGCACAAGATTGTGCTTTTTCCTATAATGGTAACTATTTAGCAGTTGCTCATTCTTCAAGCCCTTATATTACTATTTATAAAAGGAGTGGGGACACTTTTACTAAATTAACTAATCCTGCAACTCTACCTACTGCTGTAGCAAGAGGTTGTCCTTTTTCCTATGATGGTAACTATTTAGCAGTCGCTCATGGTGGGAGCCCTTATATAACTATTTATAAAAACAGAGAAGGAGCGACTAAAACTTGGTATGTAAATAATTTTAAAACATTATATGATATAGACGATAAACAATATTTATATAAATAAGGAGTTTAAAAAATGCCTAGGATTTATAACGCTACCGATGATTTAACACTATTAGATGATAATCATTATTTGTTAATGGGGTATAAAGACGCATTAGCAGAAGATAAAAAAATGTTGCCTTCTGATTTTATTCAATCATATTTGTGTATGAATGAAATAATAAATGGAGGGTTGGATATTTGGCAAAGAGGTTCTTCCTTTGCAGCAGTTGCAGATGGTGATTATACGGCTGATAGAATGGGTTATGAAAAATCAGGCGCAATGGTTCATACTATTTCAAGAGAGGCATCAATTCTCCCAAACACTAAATTTAATTATTCTATGAAAATTGATGTTACTACTGCAGACGCTTCTATTGCTGCAGGTGATTATTGTGCTATCACTCACGTTATCGAAGGTTATAATATTAGAAAATATCTTACACATTTTGTAACATTAGGATTTTGGGTTAGAAGTCCAAAAACTGGAATACATTGTGTAGCATTTCGAAATGATGGTAAAGATAGAAGTTATGTTGTTGAATATACTGTTGATAGTGCTGATACATGGGAATATAAAACCATAACAATTGAATTAGATGAATCTGCTGGAACGTGGGATTATACAAATGGAGCAGGGTTAAGAATTAGTTGGTGTTTAGCTGGGGGAACGACTTACCAAACCTCTGCTGATGCATGGCAAACTGGAAATTATTTTTGCTCCACCAATCAAGTTAATGTATGTGATAACACTGCTAATAATTTTTATATAACCGGGATAACATTTAATTTAGGAAAATTACCTATAAGAGAAACTGTTGTAGATTTATCATTGGAAATTTTAAGAGCACAAAGATATTATGAAAAATCTTATGATATTAATACTGATCCCGGAACAATTACAAACCAAGGGGCTATCGTTGTAGAACATAATATTGCGGGCACATTTTTGAAATTACAAAAAGCATTTGCTAGTAAAAAACGCGATGTTCCAACAATGAAATGGTGGTCTAATAATTCTGGAAATGTTGATAATGTATATGATAATGTTGGTTCAGTAGATGTTGCAGTTAGTAATGAATTGTATCAAGGGGAACATTCAACAGGTTTGGCAGTTGCTTCTGCTAGTTTAGCTGGTGGTGCAATTCTAAGTGGTTTTTATACAGCAGATGCAGAGATAAGTTTATAGAATAAATAACTATACTTATTTATAAAATAAGATTGTTTATTTACAAGGCTTTACAAGGCTAAGGGTTTAAAAATAAGGATAAAAAACAGTTAAAATCCTGTATATTGTTTATTATCAGTACTTTACAGGATTTTTACCTTGTTAAATAACGTTAAAATAAGCAGTTTTATTTTAATTTTAATGTAATTATACTTATTTTAAAATAAAGTGGCTTAAAACGCTGTTATTTAATAGTTAATTTTTTGGAGTTTTAAAAAAAATAGGAGGTATGAATGAATAATCATTATATAAAAATAGATAATGATAATAATGTTATAGAAGCATTTTCTGATGCATTTAAAAAACCTGATCAAGATTCTATATTAATTTTTGAAAATGCCGGGAGGCATTGTAAAATGAAATTATTTACATATATCAAACCTGATTTATTCGTTTATAATTATTATTATCAAAATGAAAAATTAATAAAAAAAGATTATCAGGAAATACAAGCAGAAATAGATGCTTTATTGAATACTACCACTATGAAAAAAGAAAAATTAGATCAGATCAGGGTTAATTTATTGAATGCCTCCACTTGGATAAATAGTGTTTGGACAGCGCAAGAGTATGGACATAGCAAAGGAATTAATTTAAAGGACAGATTGATTACTGAACAATTATATGATGATTGGGTAATTTGGTTTGAGAAAATGAGTTTTTTAAGCCAAGATATTGATTTGAAAAATTATACATATGATGAGATTGATATTAATAATACAAACATATTTCCTGTTATGCCTGATTTTCCAGGAGATTTTTTAAGAATAATTTTAAATAAATAAGGATATTGAAATGGATATAGATTGGATATTTGTAAAATCAATCATAATTCCAGCACTGATTGGATTTGGATTATGTTTTAAGGTGATTTATGATTTATTAAAAGATAATAAAAATAAAAAAATAGAAAATAAAAAAAAATATGAAGTTAAAGCAAAATTTTTAGGGATTGAAAAAGTGTCTAAACAAATCACGCACTTAGAAAATAAAATTATTAAAGATCAGTTTAGAATAATTAAAGAAATTTCTGATATTATGTATTCTGAATTCTTGAAATTATATATAAAAAAATTAAAAATTAAAAAAGGGAGTTTAAAACAATTAGTTGTTAAAACTAAATTAGATGATTTTAGAATTAAAACTGATGAATTTATGACACAGGTTGTATATCATAATGGAATTGCTGAAAAAACAGAATCTGATTGGATAAAATATAAAGAGAGAAAAATTCAATGGATTTTTTCTGAGATTAAAGATTATGCTGAAAAAACCCATAAAGAAAAACTAGTAGGTATGCCCTATCAAGAATTCGCTAATTTGGTTTTGAATGATGTTAAGAAAATATATGATTATCATATTAATATCCTATTTCAAGACATTCGTACAATTTCAGTAGAAATTAAAAATGATATAAATTCTTTAAATAGAATTTTAAATAAATTAACGAATTCTGAAAATTAAGGAGTTATAATGGGAAAAAATAAATTTAGAGCAAAAAATATTAGTAAAATCGGAATGGTTATATCTGCTCTAATTGCTATATCTTACAACTGTTATAATTTAATAATTAATAAAAAAATACCAACTTTACAAGAGCAAAAATCAATATTATTATTATCAGGTTATGTTCTTATTTGTTTTTCTCCAATTTATATAAATATTATAATAGATAAATTTGTAAAAAAATATAAAGGAGGATTATAATGACAATTATTCAAATTATAGGAATTATTATTAAAATTTTACCCTGGTTATTATTTTTAATTTCTTTAATAGTTAATATAATATTTAAAAAATTATTAGAGAAAAAGAAAAAAGAAAATTTTAAAATTAATAAACAAAATGAGTTAGACAAAGAATATTTTAGGAAAAAATTACGAGAAAGGAGTAAAAAATATGAAAAAAATATTAATAATGCTAATAGTATTAATGATCTTGTCAATATCGCTAATGACATCTTGCAAGACAAATGAATATGCTATTATACATATTAGAGATTATGATATTGTTTTAAAACAAAAATATGCAAAAGAAGATTATAAAAAATTTATAAAAGATTTGCTTATGCAAATAAATATAATGAAAGATCATATAGATTTCTTAGAACATCAGATTGATTTAGCTGATGGTAGGAATGTGATTGTGATAAATACAAAAGAAAAATTAAAAAAATAATTGGCTCCTTAATTAGGAAACCCGGCAAGCCTCTGTTTCACGCTCAATCATGCCGGGTTTTTATTTAAAAAGAGATATAATTTTAATTTTTTTTATTTTTTCAAAACCCTTCTCCATATAAAAATGCATTAATAAAAATTTAATTATAGATGATACTATTATCATTTTTTTTAATAATTTTAAAAACTTTATCTGATGAATTTATTAATTCATTAGAATGTGTAACTTGGATAAATTGTATTCCTAATTTATCACTTAATTTTTTTAATAATTCTCCTGCCTTTTCATGTAAATCTTTACTCAAAAAATGAAATGCTTCATCTAATATGATTGTGTTATTTTTTTTCCCTTTTTTTAAATTCCATAAAGCAATTCTTAAAGCGAAACTAGCAACGTCAATTACACCACCGCCTGCGGCATCAATTGGTTTTATTTTTTTTTCATTTTTTACAAACCACATATCACATTCAGTTTTATTTCGTTTAACTACAAATTCTAATTCAAATTGATACGGATCAGGAAAAATTACATCCAATGCCATTGTAACAATATCTTCAATATGAAATTTAATTTGTTCTTGTGTTTGTTGAGCAACTTCTTGTATTATTTTTTGAGCTTTTTCTGATTGTACTAGATTTAATTTAGCATTTTTTCTGTTTTTTCTATTTCCGTTTAGAGATTTTCGCAAAATTTCTAATTCTCCCTGTTTATTATTTAGAAATTTTTGCAATTTTTCTAAATCAGTTTTCATTTTTTTCTATCTCCCCTAATAGATTTTTGATATCATATTGTAATTTTTCAGATTCTTTTTCGATTTCATCGGTAATTTTTTCTAAGAATTTGCTAGCCTCTTCAATATTATCACAATCAAATTCATTTTTTAACTGATATTGATACTCTTCTAATCTACCTGTTAAATTTGCTTTTTTTATTTTAGCATCTTCAATCTCTTGTTTTTTTTCTAATAATGTTTGTATTAAATTTTCATTCATAATTCACTCCTTAATTTTCTTTAATACATTCCAATAATTTTTGTTTAATTCCATTTTGAATATTATTTTCTTCTATATATTTTTTTATATTATCTTCAAAAGATAAATTTAAATCTATTTTTCCCTTTAATTTTTCTACAAAACTATCAATTCTATTTTCTCTATTTTTAATTTCATCTATATATACAGAATCAATATCATCTATATTATTATCTGGGAGATAGACAAGCACGCAGGAATCTTTTTTTGTATCGTAAATATAAATTCGCGGTTTATAATTTTTTTTATCTATTGTTTGTCGAGTTATACAACCAGGATTAACAATTAATGTATTATTTTTAAAAACCATAAAACCTTCATGATTATCGCCTGCAAAAATAGTTTTATAATCATAATTAGATAAATTTTCAGAAGTAATTCCATTTTTTATAAAAAAAGGTAAATTTTTTTCCGAAGTATATTTATGTATAACAGCATAATCATTAGTTGTATTTTCTATATCTTTTCCATAATCAAAACCAGCGAAATTATCGAATTTTGAGATATGATACCAATTTTTAAAACTACTTAATATTCCTATATTGCCTTTTTTAATATTTTCTAAATTATGAAATAATAAATCATGATTACCAGCTATATAATAAATAGGAATATTTTTAAAAATATCCCTTATTATGTTTAAAATTATATCTGGATATTGATAACGAGGTTTATGAAATATATCACCAGTATTTATGATACCCGCATTATTTTCAATTGCTAAATTTTTTATAAATTCTAATGTTTTATATTGTGTTTTAAAAAAATTATCTTTTCTGCAAACAGGATTATCAGGTCTTAAATGCCAATCTCCAGTAATAATAAATTTAAGCATCTTTTAATCTCCAATTCAATTTAACTCCACAATTATTACAAAAATTATCTTTTCTTTTTATAACCGCTCCACAATCAGGACAACTATAATCGCGAAAACTATATAATATATAATTTTCATCCGTTACTATTTTTTCGTCTTTATAAATAAAATTTAAATATTTAATACTTTTATCTAAAAAAACACTAAATTTTTCTTGATTTTTAATATTTAACTCTTTTAGCTTTTCATTATATTCTTTATCGGTCATTTTTGCCTCCTATATATTATTAATATAATTATTTTTTTAACTTTCTTATAAAAAATGTTAAAATTTTTTAAAACTCCAAAAAATTAACTATTAAATAACAGCGTTTTAAGCCACTTTATTTTAAAATAAGTATAATTACATTAAAATTAAAATAAAACTGCTTATTTTAACGTTATTTAACAAGTTAAAAATCCTGTATATTGTTTATTATCAATACTTTACAGGTTTTTAAGCCTTTTTTATCTTTATTTTTAAAACCTTAACCTTGTAAAGCCTTGTAAATAAACAATCTTATTTTATAAATAAGCATAGTTATTTTTGTATAACTTTTCAAATGTATCAAAATCCATAATTACAATAGGATTTTCTCTATTTCTTCTTGCAATCAATAACCAGTCAGTTTCTTGTAATTTATTTTCCCGAGCCTGATTTATAGATTTATATAACTGTAATTTTTCTGTTCTTTTACATTCAATAGAAAAAGGAAATTTTTTTAATAATTTTTTATCTCTTATAACAACATCAGTTCCGGATTGGCCTGATTCTCTAGAATGAATTGGGCAGGTATCATCTTTATTATTAAATTCAATACCCAGTAATTTTGCAATACGTCTGCAGATTTCTTTTTGAAATGTCATCCCTTTTGATTTAGCTGATCTTGGTTTCATTTATTCTCCTACAAAAATAAATTTAAAAAATAATTATTCTATTTTAAATATTGGATAACTATTTTTTTGATAATAAATTTTTTTATTTAATTTTTCTGCTCTTGTTTTTTCTTGTTTACTACCTGGTGATTTTTCCCATCCATTTAATAAAAACAAACCATCACATTTTTCTAAAATCGATAAATACATATCTATCCAAAATTGATATCCAACATTTAAGAAATTTTCAAATTCTTCAAAATGACACGTATTTAAATGTGGTGTAATAGGATACCATCCATTTTTTATAAGATTTAAAGATGCATTTTTTGCTTTTCTAATATTATAATCAATTGCAGAATAAGAATAAGCTGTATAAGCCCCGGAAATAAATATAATATTATTCATTTATTCTCCTATATATTTATATTCTTTGGTATTAAAAAAAGAACGAAAATTAGATTTATCTCTAATTATATAATAAATTTCTATTGGATAATTTTTATTTCTCTCTAATCTATTTTTATACAAATTTTTTGCTTTTAAATACGCTTTTAGACGTCTTTCTATTACATAATAGGAAATTCCTGAACGTTCTACCATATTATTTATAGTCATTTTGCTTTCCCACAAAGAGGACAATTATCACCAAATAATTTATTATATTCATCAGAATCCTCTTTTATTTTTTCTTGTATTTCTTTAATTTTTTCATTTATTTTTAAAAATAAATCAATTATATATTTTAATTTATCTTTTTTTTCATCTTTATTTTTTATTTTTTGATTAGTTTCATTTAATTGTTTTATTTTATTTTCAAATTTAATTAAAAAATTACATTGTTTAAGATTATCATTTATATTTTTAATATAAGAAACAATTGTTTTCAAACTAATTTTAGTATTCTCTTTATTATTTA